CCCACCCCCACCCAAACCAAAATCACCAATGCCAAGACCACCGTTTTTTGGTTCATCGAAAAGAGAAGAGCAAAAATGGACAAAGGAATATGAAAAGTGGGCTGATGATAATAGCCATTTATCAAATCTTAAAACAGCAAAGGAATTGTTATTGATACCTCGGCCTAAATCTGCCCCACCCCAAGTTCCATACCCATCAGCTACTGAAAGTGAAGTGAATAAATGGAAAAGAAAATATACGCTATGGGTAAGAGAAAATAATCACCTAAAAAATTTATCTTCTGCGGATAGAATTATTAATCAGTTGCGTCAAACTAGGTCAAGTCAAGATACTTCTTTAATAAAGAGAGTAGAACAGATTGAACAAAAACTTGATAAATTAATGGCACATTTAGGGATAAAGTGATTAAGCCAAAACCTACAATTGATCGCCCCCCAACAGAACAGGAACTCGAAAATATAAAGCGAGTTGAAGAAATGCTTTCTGGGGAAAGAGAGCTATCATTACCACCAGCAATGCAGATGACCAGAAATATTGCAAAGGAACACTGGCGATCATTAAAACGATTTATTAAAGGGCAGCGAGTATTAATAACAGCTGAAGAAGCTCAAGGGCGCTGGGGCATATGTAAAGAGTGTCCTTTATTAATATATGATGAGACAAACCCCGATACGGGAAAAGTTGATGGGAGATGCCCAGAATGCGGCTGTTTCATGAATGTTAAAGTTCACTATGCTTCAGCTGAATGTCCGTTGAAGAAATGGTAATATGTTCCAGGGGGCGATGTGTGGTGTAAATGTCAGCATACTCTTCGTTAATTCGATATTAGGAAAGGCCTGATATGTGCACTAGGAATAATATTGAAGAAGAGAAGCGCGGTTAAAATCCGTTTATTGTCTCCCGGTTAATTAAATAAAATATAAAAAAACAGCTTGTTTGAGAAAATAAAAGCATATATATATATGAAGGGTTATATTAAAGAAATATAACACTAATAATAAACACTAATAATAAACACTAAGGAGAATACACTAATGGATATTCAAAAAATCAAAGAGCGATTAAATCAGTTACAAAAATCACAAAAATCAACAAATTCATTTTGGAAACCACTACCTGGCAAAACTCAAATTAGAATTGTTCCATATAAATTTAATAAAGATAACCCGTTTATTGAGTTATACTTTCATTATAGTATGGGTGATAACAAAACTCACATGTCACCAGTTTCATTTGGAAGACCTGACCCTATCAATGAATTTGCAGATAAATTAAAATCAGCAGGTGATAGAGATACGTGGATTCAGGGAAAACGCCTCGAACCAAAAATGAGAACATTTGTTCCTGTAGTTGTAAGGGGTAAAGAAGCTGAAGGTGTTAAATTTTGGGGATTTGGAAAAACTGTTTACCAGGAACTTCTTGGATTTATCGCTGATCCTGATTATGGAGATCTCTCAGACCCGATAACTGGTAGAGATATCGTAGTTGAACATCAAACACCAGCAGAAGCTGGAAATCAGTATGGGAAAACATTGATTAGAGTAAAGCCCAATCAAACTCCTCTTACTGAAGATACGACAGTTTTAGAGCGTGTAGCTGAAAGTCAAGTTGATATTACAGAAATCTACACAGAACCAACATATGATGAGTTAAAAGAAGTTTTAGAGAATTTCTTAAATCCAGATCAGGATGAAACCCCAACTGAATCAAATTCGGCTCCACAGAAACCGGCGACTAATTCTAAAACAGTTTCTGATGTTGAGGATGCTTTTGATAAGTTGTTTAATAAATAAGTTATATTTAAAGGCACAACATGACAAAAAAAGATGATCTAGCAAGTATTATTGCTAGTGAGTTAAACAAGACCTTTAAGCACCAACAAGTTGCATATTTTCTTGATCGGGGAGAGAACTCTCCAACTGACGTTACTGATTGGGTATCAACGGGCTCGACTTTATTGGATTTAGCAATTGCTAATAAACCGTATGGTGGAGTTCCAGTTCGTAAGATTGTAGAGATGAATGGCTTAGAAGGGACTGGAAAGTCCCTTTTAGGCGCTCATGCTCTTGCTAGTACTCAAAGAAAAGGCGGTATTGCAGTTTATATTGACACAGAATCAGCAGTATCATCAGAGTTTCTTAAAGCTATCGGAGTTGATATATCAAAAATGTTATACGTTCAATTGGAAACAGTTGAAGAAATCTTTGAAGCTATTGAACGGATAATCGTAAAGATTCGCGAATCAGATCGTGATAGGATTGTTACTATTCTTGTTGATAGTGTAGCTGCAGCATCGACAAAAGTTGAAATGGAATCTGATTTTGATAAAGATGGATGGTCAACAGCTAAAGCAATTATCATTAGTAAAGCGATGAGAAAGATTACACAAATGATTGCCAGACAGGATGTAGCATTGATATTTACTCAGCAGCTACGTCAAAAGCTTGGCGTGATGTTTGGAGATCCATGGACAACATCTGGGGGTAAAGCTTTAGGATTCCATTCATCAGTTAGAATTCGTCTCAAAAATGTTGGTCAGATTAAGGATAAGAAAAATAATACGATAGGAATAAAGATTCGTGCCCAAGTTATAAAGAATAGATTGGGTCCACCACTCCGTTCAGCTGAATTTTCATTATATTTTGATACAGGCATTGACGATTACGGTAGCTGGCTAAAAGTAATGAAAGATCACGGTTTAGTAAAGCAAGGTGGAGCTTGGTATACTTTAGTTGATCATAACGGAACGGAATTAAAATTTCAATCGAAGGATTGGGCAGAAAAATTAGAAGATGTAGAATTGAAAAAACATGTCTATGATTTATTATGCGAAAAGGTTATATTAAAATATCAATCCAGCAAGTTAGGGATTGATGATGTTGTAGAGACAGATAAAGTAGTTGATGATTAAAGATTCTGAAAAATATGCAGCGATAATTAATGAAATAGAGAAAGAGCATTCCATCGATGGTACGAAACTTGACATAAATAGTCGAGTACTTATCATCGATGGGCTCAATACCTTCATTCGTTCTTTTAGTGCTAGCCCCGCCGTCAATGATGATGGTATTCATGTAGGTGGTATAATTGGTTTTTTGAAATCAATTAGATATGCGATTTCGAGAATAAAGCCAACCAGATGCATTATTGTTTTTGACGGTAAGGGCGGTACAAAACAGAGAAAGAAGATCTTTCCGGAATATAAGGAAGGAAGGAAAGTTAAAAGAAATTTGAATCGTAACGTTGATTGGGGCTTAGCACCAAAAAATGAAGATGATTCAATGAAGTTACAATTAGGAAGATTAATTCAGTATCTTGAACAGCTTCCATTAACATTAATTTCTATTGATGGGACTGAAGCTGATGATGTAATTGCATATATTACTGAACAGGTTTTACCTGATAATAAAGCGTTTATAATGAGCACAGATCAGGATTTTCTTCAGCTCGCAAGTAAAAGAGTTTCTATATGGAGCCCAACAAAAAAGATTACATATGATAGGCAGAGAATTTTCGATGAGTTTGGAATTTATCCGGAAAATTTTCTAACATATAAAATTTTATGTGGAGATAAATCTGATAATATTGATGGTATTAAAGGAGCTGGGCTGAAATCAATTAGAAAATTTATAGAACCAATTACATCTGAAAATAAATTTGATATAACAGACTTAATAGAATATGTTAATAGGTCAGAGAGTAAAATTAAATTGATAACAAACATAAGAGATAATGTTTTTTTGCTGAAACGTAACTATTTATTAATGCAGTTAGCGAATGTAGATTTAAGCAACCACCATAAGTTATATATTCAAGAAGCTATTAGGAGAGAAATTCCGCAGCTGATTAAATATAAATTTTCAACAGTTTTTATACAGGATAAATTATGGAGCCATATTCCTAATATGGAATCGTGGATAACAGAATTTATTAGGTTAGATAGATATAGAGTAGTAAATGACAATTAATAAAATTTCACAATTTGGTAGAAGTTTTCAAATTAAAAGTATAGTATGTTTTATGACCAAAAATGGTTTCATTGACCAGATTATTGATATATTAGATGAAACTCATTATGATGGCGACGCGCTACAGTGGATTGTAAAGCAATGTAAAAGTTATTTTATTGAATATAAGGCATCCATAACATTAGATGCTTTTAAGGTAAAAGTAAATGAAGTTCATAGTGACATTTTGAGAACAACAATAATTGAAACTCTAAAGGAAGTATATCAGCATTTAGAAGCGCCAGATTTAGAGTTCGTTCAGGATAGAACATTAGATTTTTTCAAAAACCAATCATTGAAAAATGCAATCGTACAGTCAGTTGATATTTTAGAGAGTGGAGAGGATTTTGAAAAGATTAAAAGGTTGATTGATGAAGCAATGCGCGCTGGAATGGAACGTGATATCGGACACAAATATTTACAAATGATTGATTTGAGATATGAGGAAATGGCACGGTCAACTATAGAAACATCATGGGATGTAATTAATGATTTAACACAAGGAGGACTGGGAGCAGGCGAGTTAGGTGTTATCGTTAGTCCCGCTGGAACAGGAAAAAGTTGGGTGCTCGCGGCAATCGGAGCAGCTGCTGTAAAGAGCGGGAAAACAGTTGTTCATTATACACTTGAATTGAATGAAGCATATGTTGGACTCCGTTATGATAGTATATTTACTAATATTGCTAATCAGAACTTAAAATATCATAAAGAGGAAGTAAAAGAAAAGATAGAAGATCTTCCAGGCAAATTAATCATTAAGTATTATCCAACTAAATCAGCATCAGTACATACAATTTCAGCTCAATTACAGCGCATTAAAATGTTGGAGGGTAATGTCGATTTGGTTATAATTGATTATGCTGATATTTTACGAGATGTACAGTCTGCAAAGGAAGTTAGGCATCAATTGGGTAATATCTACGAAGATTTAAGGGGGCTGGCTGGAGAATTTGAAGTTCCCACTTGGACCGCATGTTTCCATGGGAATACGATAATTAGTAGCCCAAACGGTAAATTTAAGATTAAAGATATGGTAGGCAAATCCGGATTTCCTGTATTTTCGTATGATCACAGTAAAGGTAAAATGGTATGCAAAACTGTTAAATCTGTTTATAAATCCGGTGAAAATAGAGAGTTGTGGAGAGTTGTGTTGGATAACGACAAGGAAGTTATTACTACCCCAAATCATAAGTTTATGTTAAGAAATGGTAAGTATAGAGAATTGTGGGAACTGGAAGTTGGTGATTCACTTATGCCATTTAATAGAAAAATGAAAGATAATAGAAAACAAATTTACTTAAATAATGGTTCATGGCAACCGCAATATAGAATGGTTGGAGAATGGAAATATGGTGAAATACCAAAATACCACCAAATACATCACAGAGATATGAATAAATTTAATGATCATTCCGATAATCTTGAATTATTAACTATATCTGAACATTATAAAATTCATGGTAGGGAAAGTAAAGAAATATCTGGTAAAGGCAATATTGCGCAAAAGGTGGCTTATAATAATAAGAAAGAAAGAGCTATAGAATTATATATCGATAACATGAGCTGGTTTGATTTTAGAAATATTATATTAAATGAAATGAAATATAATGAAGATAACTTATACGGATTATATAAAAAATTAACTGGGATCAAAATTTCAAGAGAAGAATATAAAAAATTATATAATCATAAAATAAAATCAATTGAATTTTATGGATATGATGATGTATATAATATGGAAGTGGGAGATTTACATAATTATGCACTGGATGCTGGGATAGTCGTAAAAAATTCACAAGCAAACAGATCGAGCTTGGATGAAGACGTTATCGAGGCTCAGAAAATCGCAGAGAGTTATACAAAA